CGATTCCCTTAACTCCTCGAGATCCCTTGACTCCGTCTTCTCCGGCAGATCCCTTAAGTCCTGCGATTCCCTTAACTCCCCGAGATCCCTTGACTCCGTCTTCTCCGGCAGATCCCTTAAGTCCATCGATTCCCTTAACTCCCCGAGATCCCTTGGCTCCGTCTTCTCCGGCAGATCCCTTAAGTCCTGCGATTCCCTTAACTCCCCGAGATCCCTTGACTCCGTCTTTTCCGGCAGATCCCTTAAGTCCATNAACTCCCCGGAGTCCCCCGTCTCCCTTGGCTCCGTCTTTTCCGGCAGATCCCTTAAGTCCATCGATTCCCTTAACTCCCCGGAGTCCCCCGTCTCCCTTGGCTCCGTCTTTTCCGGCAGATCCCTTAAGTCCATCGATTCCCTTAACTCCCCGGAGTCCCCCGTCTCCCTTGGCTCCGTCTTTTCCGGCAGATCCCTTAAGTCCTGTGTCTCCCTTTGGCCCTCTAAGTCCCCTGATTCCCGACATTCCCTCGGTTGCGGCTATTATTTTCCCCTCCATTAATTCTTTTGGAGTTATTATACCAGCTTTTTCCTGTTCATATAATGTATGTACTAGATTAAACATAATCATCTTGGAATAAGCCAATTGTTGTCTCCCATCCGATGCTATTATATGACCCCTCATCCCCTCCGGGCATGAATCGTGGTCAAATAACTCGTCCGGGGAAATAGGTAGACCATCTGAAGATAAAGGTAAACCATCTGTAATTTGCAATGAATTATCAGTGGGGAGAGGGTTCAATTTTAATTCCAATAAGACGTGCCCCATGTCGGTACTTGCTTTCTTGAGGGGGGCTGTATCTAAGTTGAAACTCGCCCGTATGGTCCAAGGACCGTCTGGTGATGTGGCTGATACAACATGGCCAGTTTTAGGAAGCTCCTCCGCACGCTGGGAGAATATATTAAGTGTCAACTCGGTTCCATCCAGGGGCTTGTTCGTTTTTACGTACCACATAGGCGCCCGTTCAATATTCCAGTGTGTATGATATTTACTATCGATCCCCCAATATTTTATATATGTCCGACTGGGCTGCCAGGGGTCAATATTGTAAAAAAGTGCTCCGCGATTTATTTCCCAATGCCAGCCTCCCTTATTTGGGTCTGGATGACCACCCGCGTCTATTATGTTAACTCCCCCCTGCATCAAATTTGTGCCAAGGAAAGTGTACCATCTCGTTTGAGCCCCTGTTTCATCGGTTGGAGCGAAGCCATAGTATATATGTTGACCATCTTCCTCATAAGATTCTGCTACACATACGACTTCCATCATTGCTTCATATTCCGCGATAGATTTGTCTGCCTTTTCTGCGGCCACCACACGGGCCTCTTCCCTATCTTCATCTGCCCTTGACAACCACGGAATGGCCAATTCCGCAGTGTAAACAAGTTCTTCTCCTATAAACTGTCTACATCCGTTGTTTTCGTCGTTACATATTCTTTTAGAGTCCTCTGAAGATAATGCAATCTCTAATATATCCACTATTGGACCAATAGCCGGATATGGAACTTTGTCACTTGGAATTGCCTGTTCTATTTTTCTTCTCAGGCCGCTTGCATACTTATTTATTATAACATATTCATCTGATAATCTCTTTCGTTCATCCTGCGCTTCCACAATTGTGTCATATAAATATTCTCTTATATTTCCAGTTGGTTCAGCAATTGTCTCGGTTATGTAGTCAATATCTGGGTTCGGGTTACTATCTGTTGAAATAAAAGCGCTTTCTATTTTTGTTTTAAATCTATTAGCCCGCTTAAGAAGTTTATCGGCTATTCTCTTAGCTTCGGCTATAACAGCAGAGTGCTCGGGCAAGTAAGACCCTATAGTGCTAAACATTTCCTCTTCTGTTATGTTTTTCAACATCTCTAAGTCTAAAGAATCTTCGCCGGATTCCATTATCGAATTAAGACGTACCATAAAATCTGCCGCCCCTGTTTTCACCTTGTCTCGAGCATTAACAAGTCTCATTAAAGTAATTCTGGCATCAACTATAAAGCCGTATTCTGAATATCTTTCTACGCCGTCGTAACCCACTCCGGTGCCCCCCAGTACACCTCCGTTATGCATATGCTGAGCTCCGTCAAAGATCCTAGCTAGCTCTCTATCGGGGCTCCACGTATTCGTCACGCACCCAACTGTACTATCAGAAAGCTTATACCAAATGTCTCCATTAAAACTATCTATAGGTTCAGAATTTCTGACCCCGGTTGTCGTCGTCCAGCCGTCGTGGCCCCAGTACCTTAATGTCTTCCCTTCTGGGTGCTCGGTGATACTATTATCTCGAGGCCGGGCCTCTTCTCTTATGGCGCGGTCTACATTGGTATCGCATCGGTTTACATAGCTATTATCGCCGTACTTATTGTTATATTTGGCGTGCATCCATTTGGTATAATCATTTACCGCCATAAACCGCCCCGTTACAGTCTCGAACCATTTCCCGTCGAACCCCGCCCCCCTCCAATAACCTATATCATAGCCACTCCACATCCAATCACTCTGAACTAGTTCTGTCCCACCTTTAGCCATAACAACCGATTTGTAAGTAAGTGCATCTTCTAAAGCATCTAGATCTGGATTAGGGTTTTCATCAGAGGGCAAGGCATCTCTAACCGAAACATAAAAATGCTGAGCCAATTTGGAAGTATCTGTAGTTCTCTCTGGTAAATCTTCGTATTTAATGGTGGTATCTGAGTGGGTCGCGATCCAGTCGCCCGAATGGTGATAATAGGCGTTCCCGTCGCTATTGTTACCTTTTCGTAAGACCGTGGTGAGCCCCGGCGACGTCTCGTGGTCGAAGGCGTTACCGGCGGCCGGTTCGTTATGTTGCTCTACGGCCGTTAATTCGCGTATGGTAAATACGCTAAAGGAAGTAATAATTAAAATTACAAATATAATCGCTATCAAATCCTGAATTAGCATTTATATTAGTAAATATTTTAATAACTCTTAAAAGTCCGGTAGTTTATTCTACTTTAGTGTTCCTAGATATCCTTGTTTATTCAACCCGAAGCCGCCTCCGCCGCCGCTACCCGGATGCCCCCTGGNTCGCCCGGTCTCCCTTATCTCCATCGGTACCATCTGTTCCTCCATCGCCCGGGTCTCCCTTATCTCCATCGGTACCATCTGTTCCTCCATCGCCCTTAGAGCCGTGTGTTCCGTCGTCGCCCGGGTCTCCCTTGGCCCCGGGCGCGCCCGGCGCACCTGGAAGACCCTCTTCTCCCCTATCGCCCTTCTTACCTGGAGTACCCTCGGGGCCAAATACTCCGGGCATTGGGGGAATCCCCAGGCGTACTTCTGGAAGGGGGTCATCCTTGGTGTTTGGATTCAGAAGGAATTGCATCTCGGCATAAGTCAGGCCACCCTTTAGGAAGGATGGGCACCTAATAAAGCTATCGCTTTTAACCGGATGGTCTTTTGTTGGTGCCCGCTCCCCTATGAAGAATCGATTGGTTTCGTTCGGGATATCGCCTGCGCTGTTATAGGTAACAAATGGTGCAGACGGATTATCAGAACACCGGTGATACCTCAACGCATCGTTCGTGCCTTTGCGGGGGTGGCCGGGATGATTTTCGCACCTGCGGACGTATCCATAATACTTACCGGATCTTGAGAGTTGTACATAGTCTGAACAAGTCTTTGAAGTCATGGTCCCCTTTCCAGTTCTTGCAACCATCCAACAATATATCTGGGGGTCGCCACAGTTCTCGGCGAAGCCCTTGGCCGCATTTTCTCCGTCGGCAGTATTTCTCGAGTTAGGGTTGTCACACGGCTCGTTCTCGTAACAACTTGTCATATTATCCCTTGGACCGTAGTTGTTAAATTCGCAATTTATCTTGTCCGGTTTGTTCATATGTGTCATGTTTGGATAAAAACTGTTTTCAGGATAGTCTTGATTATAAACATTATCTATCCCTAACTCCTTCACACTACCATCTTCATTCCTATATAGTTCACATTGTGGATCGTCTGGTTGGTCTACATACCCCTCCGGGATGACGCTCGTTTTGGTGCGAGACCTATAAACTGCTATGCGTTCGCGACCTCCAAGTTTTGGCTTTCTGGACAACTTACCATCGCCGTAAATTCCAGTTGAATTGGAGAGTTGCAGTCCCCGTGGTAGATCCTCTGTATTCTCCTCTCTTTTCCATGGATTGATAGAATACCGACTGTCGGTGCCGATACCACCGGAAATACGTGGGTGTCCGTCTGGTGTACAATCACTATCATGAAATCTCTCGGTTGTTAGGGGTTCGCCGTACAATACACACACACCTAAATTGACATCGAATACTTCGTGTTGATCTTGTAATCCGAAATATGGATAATTTAAATTATATGCCTCAGTGGAACATTGCTGGAATGTTTTATAATTATCAGATCGCATACCTTTGCCTTCTTCTGGTACCCCATAACCGTCTACCTCGGGCTTTACATGGTCTGTAGTCTTATGGCAACCAATGTATTGTTCTTCTAATATTACTTCCGGTCCAGTATCCATTCCGGATATCGCGTTAGTATTATTTGAATGGTGTCTAGCTTCTTCGGCATCGTGCNGGGCGGCGGCCCTAGAAGGACTTGACGCGGGTATATCATTTAGTTCAGTTTCTGCCTTATCCGCGTAATATTCGGCACGTTCTTGCCATGCCTCCACTGCCAGGTAACCAGCTGACCCCCACTCCATAGCAACCACTGCTGAATCATACGCATTTTTTGCTCCGTTCATATGTTTCTTTATATTCTCTGCGGTTTTCGCGTTATCACTTTCTTTATTTTCAAGTTTTTCTTTATTCATAAGTCTCTTAACGAAAATTGCAATAAAAATAACAATTCCGATAATAAAAAGTGTCTCAAGGGGGTTATTCAATAACACTTCTAATACTGCCCTCATTTATATTAACAATTATATTTTTTTTAAATATTTTTATTCTGGCCAAGCAATTACCCCATCCGCATTTTGCACCCATGGCAATAATGCACCCATTTCCGCATCAAGATAAACAACTCTCTCATTGGCTATTTTAAATGCGTCTTCTAACTCAGATAGACTCTTGTCTAACTCAGATACGCTAGACCTCAAAAACATTACTAAGACTAGAAGTGTTATAACCGAGATAAGTGTAAACACCCCAAGTGAAGCCAATATTACCGTGCTCATATTTAATTATTATAAAATATTTTTTTTTGTAAATATTTATTTTATATAAGGGTTTTATATATAAACACGTAATGGATACAGTAATACCGGCGATATCAGCGGGGCTTGTATCAAGTATAATATGTAACCCGTTGGATGTGTTAAGAATCAATAAACAAATAAACCGCCCAACTCAATTAAATATACGTAATTCTTTTAAAGGACTCGGGGTCGGTATGTTGACAATACCTACCTTTTGGGTAATATACTTCCCATTATACAACATCAACAAAGACAAAACCGGTATGCGGTCATCCCTTAATGCATATATGTCTTCTTGTCTAGCAAGTACGGTTACCACCCCTCTTTGGGTTATTAAACAAAAAGCTCAGACTGATAAACTAAATGAAATGTCTAAAATGACTATCCCATGTTTTTATTCGGGACTTTTTCCAACTTATTTAATTAATTTAAGTTTTGCTGTACAGATTCCCCTATACGAATATCTTAAGAGCGTGTCGTCCGATAATCACACTTTTACTACATTTATAAATGCAGCAATATCAAAAACTGTAGCAACATGTATTTTTTACCCATTGGACACGATAAGGGTTACTTATAGAAATGGGGGGCTAATATCCGGGCTTAGATTTTTAGATTTTTATAGGGGTATCAATATATATCTAATGAGAAGTATACCTTACCACACTAGCGTTTTTTGTACATTTGAGTTCGTAAAAAATTTGATGTAAGACATACCCTGTAGATAAGAATCGGCCAGGTCGTCTTTTTTCTTATTCTTTTCAAAAAACTCGTTATGGGTTTTAATAAGGTTCCTCGTGTGAACTATTCCTAGATTTTTATTTTGTGTATATTTACTTTTTGCCCTGTGCTCTATTTGTATATCACAGCACTTCAGTTTATATTTAGCAGCATAAAACTGAATTTTTGCCTTTCTCTGCTGTTCGTGTTGTATTCTTAAGATAAAATACACATATATAGCAGTGGATATATTTCTCATCTTAGGATTAAAAGATGGCTGTTTTTCGAGAAGTATTACATCGGCTTCCCTGAGATGTTCAAGCTGATCTAACTCTTCTATAACTCTTAAAGTTTCATTGACACCGGAACAGTCTATTAAATTCCAATCCAAGATGCTCCCATCTTCCGAATCTAGCATACAATAAGCTAAATTTTTAATACCTATATCAAATGAAAGAATTATCATTGTCTTAATGCTTTACTATACTTCTATATAGATTTTAAATTCAATAAAGGTAACAAGTCTGTTATTTCGTTCTTCTTTTTCTGTTTCTCAACCTTGATGTTATTTATATCATTTATATCCCATGATATAAATATTTTGTTAGATGCTAATATAACTACACAAAACCCCTCATTTGCCAACACTATAGATAGATGATTTGTCATTTCGCTAACATTATAACTGGGGTAACCAAATGTATAATTCTGAACTGTATAAATACATCTTAATTCCCCGTGCTTAGATAAATGCGTAATCTTATCTGTTAACTTAGATAACATCTCACTCTTAAGATTATTATACCTATTTTGTTGCCTTTTCTGTGATTCAATAACAGTTTTTAACCCATTCATTATAATANTTAACCTGTTATTTATTTATATTTAAAAAAGCGCGGGTTGNGTTGTAATTACTGTTTTTTTCTCATCTTCATCTCCATAATCTTCGTCATCTGAGTCGTCATCTGAGGAATCTTCTATATTATCAGATTTACTTATATGCGACTGTTCTACATTTTCAAATACATCAACCGGGGGCTGAGAGACAGGGGGAACAACGACCTCATCTGTGTTATCGGCTGGGACATCGACGTTTAGTTGAGTTGCCATTCTACCTATGTCACTTATTTGTATATCTCTCTTAAAATCATCATCGGGTTCGGATTCTACATCGTCGTTTGGGTCAAATAGAGGTTCATTAACCTCTTGCGTGTCTAGCAAAGGTGGAATATCTTCCTCGTCAAATGCCCCAGATAGATATTCGTTTAAGATGTATTCTATAGGAACCTGATTAGAAATTGCATCAGTTATAGAACCACTTATTATACTGAAAAATTTATCTTTGTCGTGGTCTATAACTGCCGGGTAATAATAAACTTGTTCAGATACGTTAATAACGATTTTATGTAAGAAATTATTAAGATTTGGTACCTTTATTTTAATAGATTTATCGTCCGCCTTTATTCTAACACATGCAAGTATCTTTACATGACTTACAAATATGGCGGTTATTAAATCCATGAGGTAAGGATACTTTTGATTTATTTTTTGTAAATATTCTTCTAGGGTATAATTTGACCAACTTGGAACATTTTTTAGTTCTTTTTGGAAATTTGAATACGAAAGAGACCGCCGTATATTATTCCTCTGAGAATTTATGAATATATTTCTAATAACCTCATAAATATCGGGCTGAAGAATAGTTATCAATTGTTTAGTATATTCTTCCTTCGCTGCAACAATTACATTAACGTTTAATGTTTCTGCCATTCTTTTACACTGTTATTATTATTTTAAAAGTCAAAATTAAACTTTAAAAAAAATAATACTATATTATACAACATGTCGTGTAAGAAAAGCAAAGAAGAAGTTGACTGGGTTTTATCAAAGGACTTTATAAAATACATCAAAAAATCTCTATACACATCGGATGTTGAAATAGCCGGAAAGATATTATTCGAAAATAACAAAGACTGTGAAAAAGATATATGCAATAAAACAAGTTCTTTATATACATCGGGCGAGGGTGACAATTCGTCTGTAAGTACCCCCCATGGAATTATTAATTTTCATACCCACCCTAAAATATGTTATGACGACACCAATTCTATATATGGATGGCCGTCAGGGGAAGACATGCGTCAATGTATTGCATTTGCGAAGAAAAACAATTTAATTCATATTGTATTCGCACTGGAGGGCGCGTATATAATTAAAGTTAATAAAGTCATAACTCCCAAACATACTCAAATGGTCGAAGACATATTAAAATACACTCACGAATTTAGAAGTCCTAAACCAAACATACAGAATGACATGTTTCAAGACATGATTAGTATTCTTAAATTACCTAAAAAAAGTAATCCAGTTGATACCTGGTTAAATCTAGTGAACAATATGTCTTTGAAAAATATATTCATATTATACAATAATAAATTTAGAAAGAATTT